TTGCACTTCTCACTAACCAATATATTACTATAAAGTTTAGTACTGGTACTAAGAACAATAACTGCCACCAACCACTATGACCTCTGTCGTGTAATCGTCTTGCATTAAGAGATAAACTCTGTATAAATGTTACAAGTACCCATATTGCTGTTAATACTCCACTATCTGTAGTTTCACCGAATGGTTCAGCCATACTAAAGAATGTGTATCCGATTACAAAGTAATCTGTTGCCATACATCCCAATGCAATAAGTGTTGCATATAAAACAAAGTACCAATATTCAGGTCTGTCACTTCTTCCGTTAAAATCTGTTGCTCTATCGACCAACACTGTCTTTAAGTTATTCTTAAAGTGTTTAATTATATTCATTATTTTTCCTTCTAATTGGGGGTGAATCATTCCACCCCACAATACTATTTAGGTTACTTCTCTGTAACAAACTCATTAAGTTGTCTAGCAGTTCTAATAACTTCTTCACCAGTGATTTCTCTTAAAGGTAAAGGTTTCTTATCATTGGGGAATGAATCGTTGTGTGCATAGATAGCGTCAACTTCCCTCTGATAATTAGAGGTTAAAAGACCTTCTGATAGTGATAATAAGTCGGCTCTGATTTCGAACCCTGATTTTGTTGAATTACTCATATTTTTCTCCGTGTGTATGTGTAAGTACTGTATTGTACCTTGTATTTAGTGCAGTTAATAAAGTCACTGAATAAAAAAAAGGGGTCATAAAGACCCCTTTTAGTAATGAACTTCTAAAATTCTTATAGAATGTTAGAAACAGCCATTTTTCTGAAGTACTGGTTAGTACCTGCAGAAGCAAGTCCGTTTGCAGCAGTAGCGCCAACAAATGGATTACTTACCATACCATATCTAGTTTTGAAACCGATTTTTGGTTGGAAAGTGTTCTCGCCAACTGCACGAACCATTTGTAATGGTACGTATGGGCAGTAGAAAAGACCAGCGTCATAAGGATTAGAACCTCTATAACCAACAGTCATATAGTCTGATGATGCATAAGGGTCTATGTATACCTTAACTCTTCCGTTTAATAAACCAGCAAAAGTATTACCAGTGTCATCAACGTTTAAGTTAGTTGAAAGAGCAGGAGTATAATCTAATACACCAGCCATAGATAATGCAGAAGCAACGTCTGAAGAACATAAGATAAAGTTACCTTTTCCTCTTCTTGTTTCTCTTGCGATTACATTTGATTCTCTTTCGATTTGGAATAACAATCCTTTGAACTTCTCAACAGACCATCTACCGTTAGCATCAACGTCTAAGTTGAATGTACCAGCAGAAGCAGTAGCAGCCGCACCAGTTTTAGCCTGGTTATTAACTCCTCTGATTACTTCTCTGTTGATTTCAGCAAGTATTTCTGATGAAAGAATATTTGCAAGTTCTGACTCAGCGTCAAGACCGTGAATTGCTTTAAGGTCTTGTGCAAGTTCTAATGTGTATTCTGCTTTTAATGCTCTTGAAACTGCAGTAACGGTAGCTTTTTCAATTGAGAAACTCATTTCAGCGAAATGATTACCAGCAGCATCACCTAGTGCTTCTGCACTAGCTGTTGACATACCTGTTTCTGTTTGAGAAGCGTATGAACCGTTAAATGGGTCACCTGAATGGTCGGTACCTAAAGGGCCGTCGACATCTTGTGGGTTTGCAGAGAATCCAGTTCTAGCTTCGTTATGAAGCGCTTCTGAATTTGATTCTCTAGCAACCGTAGGATAGTCTGAGTATCTTGCTTTCATAGCAAAGATAAGTCCTGTAGGGCCAGTCATTGGTTGAACACCACAAATGTCGTAAGCAACGAGATTTGGCATAGCACGTCTAACTAGGGATATTAAAATCGGATCCCAGTTTGATATCGCACTTCCAGTAGCATTTAAAGGTGCTGCCTCATCAAGAGTAGCTCTATCTTCTTTAAGAGCTCTTTCTTGGTTTTCTAAGATTACAGCAGTAACAGCCTTCTTGTAGTTATCCTCGATTTTTGGTAAATCGGAATGTTCTAGAATCGGACTCCACTTTTCTTGTAAGTTTTCTGATAAAAACATATTTATTTTCCTTTAAATTAACCTAATGGTTTTAATTTTGATAATGCGTTAGCATATGTTGCGATTTCAGGTGCAAGTGTTGGTTCGTCTGATTCCTCAGAGATAACTCCTGTTCCTTCTTCAACAACTGTATCTTCAACTAGTTTATCACTATCAGCAGGGAAGTATGCATTCTTAACTTCTGAAATCTTCTCAGCGAAGTCCTCAGAGTCTTTAAAGTCTACTCCTTCTGCAAGTGATTCTAGTTTCTCTTTTTGTGAGTCTGATAGGTCTTCGCAGGCCTCTCTTATCACGTTTGCTCTCTTGAGTGTATCCAACTCTTCAGTGACATCCATATTTCTAGTGACTTCACCGTCAAGTTTTTGTTCCATCTCATCGAGACGATTTGCGAGTTCGTCAATAACGTTGTACTTATCTTCAGGGACATCAACATAATGTTCTACGAACAAAGTTTTTAATCCTTCAATAAAGTTTTCAGTCATTTCCGACCTCAAACCTCTTTCTATTGCAAGTTCGTTTTCTTTCGTCCACTCTTCTGCACAATATGTTAAGTATTTGTCAACACCTTCCGATAGGTCGGTTTTAACTTTCTCAACTGAGGTTTTTAATTCTTCTGAGTACTGAGACTCAAGTGATTCTTTTACTTCCTGTACTTTTGATTGTACAGCAGCCTTAAAGATTGTTTTTGCCTTTTTAGCATTTTCTTCTGAAAGGTCTAAAGATTCTGAAATTTTTGATAGGTCGTCATCTATTTCAATTTCAACCAAAGAAGACTCAAGTTCTGAAGAAACTTCTTCGTCTACTTCTACTTCTTCTTTAACCTTTTCATCATCTTTCTTTTTACTAGACATTAACTTGCCGTAAGTTTCTGTAACATCTTCTTCAGTCATAGACTTTAAAGATTCTACTACTTTTCTTGCAACTTCTGCCTTTGTCAAACTCTCGTCAACTTCCTCTTCAGATATTGTTCCCAATACTGATTGGATTTCTTCCTTAGTCATTTCCTTCATGTTGTTGACGATAGCCTTGATTGATTCCATTTTTGAAGATTTTACTTCGTCTTTTTTAGACTCTGCTTCATCTTCTGAAACTTTTTTCAATTTAGGTTGACTGTCAGCCTTTCCAGCATTCTTTTGTTGAGCGTCACCATTGACTGACTTAACGTTTTCTGCTTTTTTTACTGAGTCAACTGCTTTGTCAACAGGATTTTCTTCAGGTTTAACGACTTCAACATTACCTTGACCAATAGTCTCAGCATCTGATGAACCTTGTTTGACTGGTTTGGAATCTCCTTTCTCAGCTTTAGAATCAGGTTGTCCTGCCTCTAACACCGTTTCTAGGTTGTTTTCTAACTCTGCCATTTTTTTCTCCTGTTTAGTTTCTAATTGAACTACTTAATTTATTTATATATTATAGGTTCTCAACAAACTTTTTCCATAGATTAAGTTTGGTTTCTTCTAGATTATTGAGTCGTGCAGTCTTTAATACTCTCTGCATTTTCTCCATTTCTACTGCCTTTAATATACCATTCTCCATAACCCATTCAACACCTTCCATGATTCCTTCTACGAAGGCCTCAGGTGCAGAGGGGTCAGCAACGATATCACCTGCAGTTGCAAGTTGAAAATCGTCTTTCACATATTGAGCACCACCTTTTTGTTCTAGTGAACCAAGTCCACGAGACGATACTCCTAATTTAGCACCGTCATCTATCAAATTTCTTACGATTTGACCATTTGGTGTACTTAAAATTTTTGCTTTTCCCACATAATTATTTCCATCTTCTTCCAAAGATGTAATCATATGTGAAACTTTATCTAAATTGATTGTTGGGCCGTCAGGATGTCCTAACTCTCCGAAAGCACGTTTTTTTTCTACGAATTCTTTAACATATCTGTTAACTTCGTTTCTCATAACTTCTTTAGGATAAATTCTTCCGTTTCTGTTTTTAATTTCAGATTGCATAAAAATACCTTCGATAAAGTATTCTTTTTCACCCTTTTCGTTTTGTTCTATAATTACAGGTTGAATTGCGTAATCATTAAACTCTGATATTAATTTCATTGATAATTCCCTCTATTTTTGTATCCTCTTCAATCAAATCTTTCATAACATAACGGATATTGTTAAACTCTGTCTCTGCATCTTTTAAACTTTTAAAAGATTCATTTAATGTGTTTCCATCTATACTGATTTTTATCCCTTCTTTATTTCTAGAAAAGACCACATTAAATCTCTGTTCTCCTATCTCAACGAAGTTTCTTTTAACTTCAAATGAATTTAACGGAATATCTTTACGAGATTCGTTCAATTCGTTGGTAATAGAAGAAAAACTTTTCATTACTCACCTGTTGGTTCGTTTGATGAACTACCTACCCAGTCCACTTGCATTTCTACTCTTTTCATATCAACTGCATCTGCAGCCTTCTGTTTAATACCTTGACCAATACTATCTTTTGCATCATTTAAGTTGCCTTGTTCTATTTGGTCTACAATCTGTTTTGCAATTTCACTACTCATTATTAGAATCCTCTACTATCATCGTTTTCTTCGTCATCATTGTCTCCACCTTCGGAGCCAATTTGTTTATCTATTAGTTTAATATCTTCATCAGACTGGATAAGAACATATTTTCTAACCCATTCTTTAGAGTAATATTCACCAACATACTCTGATACTTGTCCAAGAGTATCTATTCTCTCTCTTAGTATCTCTGCGTCCTTCAACTCTGTAAAATGGTTGTCGGTTGCAAACTGAAACTGTAAAAATCCTTTAACTTCATCAAATTCGGCTGCATTTACAATTTCTTTAAGAACTAATTGAGTTCTTAGTATATCTATAAA